ACACCTTAGAAAAAGCTGAGTAGCGCTCAAATGCACCATGGAGCTGCTTAACCATAGCAGCGTTCTCCGGCGCAGCATCCTTGAACGCCTTCAATGCCTTACGAATCTCTTGCGGAGTCTTCTCGTCACCCGGAAGGTCGTCCTTAGCTGCCTCTTCCTTAGGTGACCCATCGGAGTTGTATTGTTGTTTTCCCGGCTTAGCTGCATCTGTTTTAGCAGTGTCTTTAACGTCTACAGTAGGGTCTACAACTTCGGTATCAACCGCCGCATCGACTTCTGGCGTATCCACTACGGTAGGGGTAGTATCTACCGCTGGGGTGTCAACAACTGCCGTATCTATACCGGCAAAATCTATAACGCTAGCTTCGTCAGCCATTATTGAGTCTCCTGAGATTTTTTATCTGCTTCTAATTTTTCAATTACTTGCTTCTCAAGCTCGAAAGCCTGATGTACAGCATCACCGCGTGTGTGACCATTGGAGAACAATGCGGCTGTCGCTTGTAAAAGTCTTGCAATTCTTGCGTTGTCTGAGTCAATCATTGCTATGTCCCGAATTCTGCGGCTTTTTCCTCCCCAAAGAGGATTTCCACTGAGTATTTACCGCCATCATCTACGTACACACCAAGCGTACCGCCCGGTTTGACCGAAACATCATCAGATTCGGCTTTGCCTGTGAATTCTTCATCAATCATTTTGTTGAGAGCCACGCAATTTGAGTTGTGTGTGACGTAGAGCGTTAACTTGTCATCCTTGCGCAGTTCTTTATCGAAGAATTCAAAGTTCCTCTGCTCAAAGTCATCGAGAGACTCCCCATCGGGTGGGGCTTTCTTAGGGTTCTCTACATAAAAATCAAGGATGTCTGCATATTCATCTTTGTCTTTACCTGAGAGAAATCCTAATGCCCAAGATATAATTCCTCTATCCTGTTCCACTTCCAAGTCATAAATCTCAGCGAAAGCATCGGCCGTCTGCACTGCCCGCAGCAATGGGCTGCTTACAATACGTTTAAGCTCAATACCTTTTTTCTTAAGACTATTCGCTGCATCCTCAGCTTGTCTCAGACCTTTTTCATCTAAAGGTGGATCAAGACGGGCTCTAAACTTGTTGCCTTCGTTCAAATTTGTGCTTCCATGTCTCTGCACACAGGCAATTAACTTTTTGTCAAGCATTCCCGCCTCTTTGTCTCGCCCTTCTGAGGCGCTTCTCTCAACCTACTATAAGTATAAAACATACTCCTCCGACAAGTGTGAGAAGGGAGTAGTGTCGGCTACTCCCAACTCTAGACCAAGCTGATCAAGGCTTGGGATTTTTATCTACGAAGCTGTCTTGGCTGTTGGCCCAACCCTTGGGGTGGGGACGGCTTCGGTTTTTCATTTTTTAAAGCTTCTGGTACGACCTTCGCTTGAACCTTTTGTTGCAACGCATCTGCAGCATGCTGAGCAAAATCAGCAGGACTAGCATTCACTCCAACTTTTCCTAACAATTGTATTGCTACTGGAACAGGGAGCTTACTTGGATCGTACGATATACTCTCGCTTGGCGGTTTATTCGCCGGGGGCGCATTAGCTGCGGCTATTTTCTTTGCCATAGCTACGTGTTCTGACCAATGACACAGAACGTTTTGATATGCTGCGCGTTGTTCTGGTGTTCCCCACTTGAATTTCTGGCCCTCGCTTTCGTTCAGCCAACTGAAACATGCTGCAGCTTCCAGCTGGTGTGCTTCGCTCTCGTCTTGTGCGACGGGAACAGTGCTGACCATAGGTGGAAGTGTTTTCTGCATCTGTGTAAGCTGTGCCACCATAGCCAATTCTTTGGGGTCTGGAGGTAATCCTGCACCTGCTTTGTTTTGCATGTCCGTTGCTGCATCTCCCAAGGTCTTCTGAATTTGCAGAAGTTGAGGATTGGGCATAGGACCAGATCGTAGTAGTTTTTCGAACTCTGATCTCTGCTTGGTGATCGATGCTGCACCGGCCGCTTTGAAGCCTTTCAATCTTAGGCCAGCTTGTAGTGTAGGCAAATTCTCAGGTGAAAAAATCCACGATGACAAAGCTGGATTATTTGCGCTGGTGTCCACCAGGGACGTGAGCTTGGCTTCGCGTTGCGCTGAACTCTCGGGGAAGCTTGGATCGCTTTCCGGGAAGCATAGAACGTTGCCTGCTAAATTACTAGTGTTGACTGATATTGGGCCGGTACCCTTGAACATCTGGGTTATACTTTTGCCCTCACGGCAATCCGCCGCGCAACCTACAGCTTGCCGCGCACATTCAGCGAACAGCATTTGAATGTTGTTCCACGGGCACCCGATACGCTGCAGTGCTTGATCACGCTGGATCTGAGCATTGCCTACGGTATTTTCGCCTGTAGCCGCACCGAACAACGAGGGCAAAGCCCCAGTGATCTCTTCTGAGAGTGTTGTAATAAACCACTTAATGAAATCAGCCAGAGAGGCCTGTGGATTAGGTGTAGGCTCAACCATTATGTACTGGTCTGCAGTGGTAAGTCCGGGTTGCGGCTGGAATCCTCCAGTGCTACCTGGAATGTTGGTTTGACCTCTGATGGCTTCCAAATCAAACGCTTCAGCGTTCATCCATTTCTTGGGAACAGTGCGTTTAAAGAAGTCATCCTGTAAATCAACCCAATCATTTATACGCTTCTGAATTGAAATTAAAGATGAACCTAGAGCTCTACGGTTCTGTCCTTTGCCACTCAGTGCGTGTGCGATAGCTAGGTGCTTATCCATGCTTTCATTGCGCGCGAAGGCAAACTCTTTGCCTGCCTTGACCATCAAACACCCATCAGGGAAAAGCTCAAGCAGTTCGGCCCTCACGATGTCATTAACTTTGTCGTCCATGAACATCGATGGGCGAAACCATGTGTACTTAATGATCGTGTGACGCTGCAAGGAGTCACCAGTGACGTACGCACCAAGCACTGCCTGACGTGTATTCTCTCGGGCTATCCTGTCTAATTCAACTTCAGATTGTCCATCTCCACCAGGACTGATTTTGTCGGCTATCCATGGGAACTTGGCTTTAGCAATACATACGTCCAGATCCCAGAAAAGCTGAGCAAATTGCATGTCCTTAAGATGGTCCACTGCAATGGGTAACTTGTGATCAAGTTTACCGTGCAATGTTGTAACTTCACGCCCACGAGGTTTTCTGTTAGACTTTACTTGAATCTGTAGTCCTTCGTTCTCTTCGGTCTCACCAGCTTGCACTTCTAGTGCGTCCTCAATCGGTGATTCAGTCTGATCTAGAAACTCCTGGAGACCATCTTGTCCTGTTGGTGTGTCGTCCGGTGGGGTGAGAAGATCCTCGGCAACTACCGGGGCCTTGTCTCCATCTTCACCGTGGTAGCCATATAGCTGACCATTTAACTCATAGCGAGTATAAGCGAGTACACGATCTTCATTAAAGAAGATGCGCGCGCATTCTACAAGAAGCTGATGCAGGTTGTTGTTACGTGCCCATATCTCTTTGAATTTCTCAGCTTCCTCTGCGGCCGTAATGTCTGGGCCATACGAGGGATCTGCTGGGAAAAACTCAACCTTAGGAACTTCACGTGATAGCGCAGAAACTATAATGTCTCCCTTTGCACCGTACACGTTTGTATCGTAAATAGTGTTATGGTTCGATTGTGCTGTTGCACCGAAACCAGAGGCCTGACCGGGAAGTTCCCAGCCGCCTCTCTTACCTCTAAGGAGGTGCTGATAACCTCTGTCAAAATGAATTGCTTCCCAGGCTTGCTCTACTTCAAATCTGCGTGCTGCCACGTCCGTTTTGGTAGCGATTATGTCGAGTTGAAGCAGTGCACCTTTTCCATCTTCACTAAGCTCTGCAAACGGCTCCGATGAGTAGTCAAAAGGAGCCAACACTCCGAGAGGGCTATCCTCCGGCTTTTCAGGCTGCGCGTATGGCAGGGGCGTGGGCGCGAGTGTCTGCGTAGAACTTTGTTCGTCTGCCATTTGTTCTCCTATTGATTAGTGCTTCATTGCGGCGAACCCTTTGGCACTTCTTCGCATCTCTGCTAGGTGCTCACTATCTCCGCTGTGTGGCTCTTTTTGTGATGCTGGTATTTTCTCTGATTGAGGGATTCCGAGCGCTTCATGTAAGCCCCCAGGGTGTTTTATCGTAAATCCACCTTTACTTCCGAGGTCTACGTGCTTGTGTTTTTTTTCTTGCTACGCCTATCATATTTTACCCCTGACTTAAGTGTTCTAAAAAACCTCTGAGCCAAGGTTGGTTTTCCCATTGCGTCACAAATTGCGGCGTCGGCGTGAAAAGCAATCAGGCCCACAGATAAAATCTTGGAAAACTTGGTCTTACTTTCGCGTAACTCATACGCTCCCACTAGCGCAATCAGCAAATGCCAAGCGCTTTTATAAAACTTCTCACCGGCCAAGTCTTCCATAGATTATTTCTTCTTTGGTGAGTAATTAAACTTCTTCGTAGGTGTTGCGTCCTTACCATCAGCCGCGTCTCCACTTCGTCCTGTAGAGTTAATGGTGATGTTGTATACGTGGGGACGCTTGTCACCTGTATCTGGTGCTTTACCGTCTTTCCCCGAACCTTTTCCAGAACCTTTTGCGGCACCTTTTCCTGCGCCAGCTCCTGTGGTAGTGGCTGTCTCTGTGCTGGTGCCTGTGCTGCTTGATCCCGATATTGTGACTGTCACCGCACCACCTGTCGCGGCTCCTGAATTACGAGTGGCTGTGGCTCCCCCTGTGCTGGTACTGGTACCTGGGGTCTTTGATGCTGCAGTCATGTCAGCAGGCTCGGCATTGTCCTTCTTACGTGCTAGGCCAATAGGCATGTTATTTACCCTTCTTGATGTAAGTAAACTTTTTCTTCTTCTCGGGCAGTTTTGAGAAGTCAGTAGAAGCGTCCCATTCAGCTAATTTAGCTTTACCACCAACTTTTTCAGGGTGACTGTGCAGAAATCGCTGCTGGGCTTTGCTGGCAAAAGGCATTTAATTGTCTCCTTATGCAAGATCAGTCATCATGTAGTTGCGCTCTTCTGACTCAGCGCCTTGCTGATCAGGGTGTTCCCTCTTCTTCACGTCAGTAGCTGACAGTTCCCCACCGGCCTGATACGCATCTCGCGCGTTATCATGCTCACTGGAGTAGTGCGAACCGTCTGGGTGCAAAGAAGTGACGGTGTGTTTGTTGCCGTCGTGATTGTGCGAATAATGCACAGTGTGCGCAGGGCCATGGCTCTCAACATGAGAGCTGGGTGTTTCAGCGTGCACCGATTCAGAGGTTGGGTTCTTCTCAACCTTATCTGGACCTGAGGTGTTCACTTTGTCCCCAGTGTGCTCCTGTGGAGTGGAATGCTCGTTCTCGTTATCTCCCGGCTGCCCGTCTGGAGAATAAGAGTCAAACTTTTTCTGTCTATATACGGAGCCGAATTTCTTTCCCGGTTCACGCTTTGATTCGAAACTCATGAAATCTCCTTATGCCAGCTTCGGTGTAGAGAAGCCGTCCTGTCCGAACATATCGCCATCGCCGGTCTGATCACCTTCTGGTGCGCCTGCATTCTGGCTGTCGGTTCCACCGAGCTTACCAGCCGCGTTGTGTGCGTCCTGTTGGCTCTGGTGATCTGAAACGTGCACGTACCCATCTGGGTGATGGCTGATCACTTTATGCTTGTTGTTCTTGTGATCGTGATGCGTAGATACGCTTACTGCCGGTCCATGCTCGGAAGCAACTTGGCTAGCGTCAACTCCCTCAGGGTTATTTTCCACATTGTTATCCGGCGCGGTGGCTTCCTTCGCTGAAAACTTTGCTTCTCCCTGGGGATTGGTACGGGACTCTTCCTTAGGCACCGAGGTCATCTTGGGTGCTCCCGTGGATTGTGTCTGATTCTCTGGTTCACCATGCATCGCGTCACGCTTGCGTGCAACAAAACGGCTACCGAAAGACTTCCCGTCTTTAGATTGAAATGCCATTGTAATCTCCTCGGCTCGTGGCCGTTAAAACTTTGCCCCAGATCCCGTTAATGCCGTCTGGGCGTATTTTGTACGCTTAGGTAAGCAGGTGATCAACCTGGAAGCATCAATGCTCCGTGCGCTAGACTGGGGCTACATCTAGGTCTTCTTAACGGTGATTTTTTTTTGTTACAAAATGTCTTTGAGGCGTTTTATAACAGCCTCTTTAGTTTTCTCTACGTACTCTTTATGTTCCCCTGGCATACAGGGAACCCATCCGGCGCGCTGGCTCAAAGATTGCTCAGCATCATATTGGCAGCATATCTCGTAGCCGTTTTCCACCACTTTAATGTTCAAGTGACATAGGTCACCCTTAGGTTTGTCGTCTGCCATGTGTTATCCTTTGCTAGCGGCAGCGGCTTGTTCTTCTGCCAACTCTTCTTTGATCTTCTTGTTATGCTCTTCTTGCGTAATCTCCCAGCGTGTCTTGGGTGGTCCTATAGTGACCTGTGAAAAGTTTGGCTTGGCTGGTTTCTGGTATGCAACAATCTCTGCTCCTGCACGTGACGTGTGGGGCATGATGGTCATCTCATACATAAGGATTTTTGCCTGAAGTGCAGCTTTCTCCTCACGCAAACCAGCGATTTGCTCGTTCTTGTCGTGGATACGACCTTCGTAGTCGTTACGAAGTTTCACAAGCTCTGTTTCCAGGTGATCTGTGAGCCTAGAACCGAACAACTCCCGAAAGAATTGGCGTGCCCAAGCTCCCCATGTCTCTTCGAAGGCCATTTTTTTCCTTTTTTACGGCTTAAACTATTC